TTAATACCTGGTTTCCAGCGTTTGCTTATCGCTACTAAGGATGTATCTACAGCACAAAGTCTATTTGAGACAGCCTTAAACGTAGCAGCAGGCACTGGCAAAGACCTCAACGCAGTAACTACTAGCTTGTCTAAAGCCTACATGGGCGACAGCGTAGCGCTAGGCAGATTAGGCGTAGGACTTAGCAAGGCACAATTAAAGTCAGCATCATTCTTAGATATACAACGCACACTTAACGTTAACTTTGCAGGACAAGCAGCCGCAGCCGTAGAAGGCTATGCAGGCGATATGGCTAAATTAACTGTAGCTGTCGATGAGTCTAAAGAAGCAATAGGCAAAGGCTTACTAGATGCGCTAAAAGCATTAAGCGGTGATACAAGCATAGATACATTTACTAACAAGATGGTCAGATCAGCTGAGACAATAGGCAACGCCTTCTCGAGTGTTATAGATTTTTTAAGCTTGTTAAATCCTAATGCTGCAGTTAAAGTAGATGGCAAGTTTGTACGTAAGTCTGGTATTAGGCCACAAACAGATGCAAGGTTTGGCGAACGTGACTCTCTTAATACAACTAAGAAAATAGTCAAAGCACGTAAAGATGAGTTGTCAATTATTACGGCTGGCAATAAAGCAAAGACTGAAATAGACAAACTAAGAGACAAGTTTGACTTAGAACGCATAGGCTTAACCGCAGCACTTAACGCTGCTACCGATGAAGAAACTAAATTACGTATTAGAGCGCAACTTGCTATATTAGATAATAATGAAGCGTTGGCTAAAAAGTTAAATGCAGAATTAGAGACAAGTGCTGCAAGTTTACTTGCCGCTGAAAATGCTAGAAATCTTGCGCAAGCTGCTGCCCAAGCTGCTAGCGCTTTATACGCATTGGCTAATAGGCCAAACCCTTTAGTAACTACGTCTGGTGCATTAACGGCTAGAGGTCGTAATCAAATAGCACCCGATGAGTTTACACTGCCACGTGGTTCAACTACTGGCAGCAATACTTCTACTACAATAATTAACGTTCCTGTAAACGCTGGCACAATAGTAAGTGAAGGTGAATTAAGTAATTTAATAGCCGACACTGTTAGAATAAATCTGAAATACGGCAATAAATTAGTACCTGCAGGAAGCCTCACCTAATGACAGTACCTACAATAAATGCAGTAATAAATTTTAGCACTGGGCCATCCTTTGCACAGGCCATGATCCTAGACACTGGCTTACTAGACGTAAACGTATTGGCAGATGCCACAGCTGTAATTGTAGATGTATCTAATCAAGTAAATTACATACAGACCAATAGAGGTCGTAATGCTTTAGCAGATCAATTTCAGACAGGCACACTTACCTTACGTATAGTAGATCAAAATGGCGACTTTAACCCAACTAACCCAGGGTCTCCCTACTATTCTCTTTTAACACCTATGAAAAAAGTGCAGATAACTGCAACCTATGGTGCTAATACTTACAGCATATTTTCTGGCTTTATTACTTCATACGTCAATACTCAGCCTAAAGATGCAACAGAGGTAGCCTATACAACCATACAGGCTGTAGATGCGTTTAGACTTGCCCAAAATGCACAGATAAGCACAGTTACAGGTGCTACTGCTGGCGACTTATCAGGCACACGCATAAACCAAATACTAGATCAAATTGACTGGCCAGCAACTATGCGTGATATAGATGCAGGTCTTACTACTTTACAGGCTGATCCTGGCACACCACGGACTTCTCTTAACGCCTTGCAAACAGTTACAGATTCCGAGTATGGCGCATTCTATGTAGATACTAATGGCGAGTTTGTGTTTCAGGATAGAGCAGTAACCGCTGGCTCAATAGGTGGCACAGTTACTACATTTAACGATGACGGCACAGGCATACCTTATGCCAACGCTAATTGGAAGTTAGACGATACGCTCATATTCAACTCAGCACAGATCAGCAGGTTAGGTGGCACACCACAGACTGCTATAAACCAAGACTCTATAGACAAGTATTTTATACACAGCTATAACTTGCAGGATCTACTAATGCAGACCGATGCAGTAGCCCTTGATTATGCGCAGGCTTATGTAGCTAGTAGAGCCGAAACAGAAGTACGATGCGATGGCATAGAGCTAGACCTATACACGCCTAACTACAATGCAGGCATTATTGCAGCTCTAGAGCTTGACTTCTTTGACCCTATACAGGTCGTAACTACACAGCCAGGCGGCTCGACCCTTGACCGCACCCTACAAATCTTTGGCGTATCAAACACCATCACACCTAACAGCTTTAAGGTTTTTTTTACAACCCTAGAGCCAGTTATCGATGCGCTGATTCTAAATAACAATATCTACGGCACTTTAGACTATAATGTGCTTAGTTACTAAAGGAGAATATCATCGCTAAGCAAACCTTCACGACAGGGCAGGTATTGACTGCCGCACAAATGACATCGCTACAACAGACTGCTATGGGTGGTGGATCAGCTACGGCTAAAACCGCTAGTTATACATTAGTAGCTGCAGATGCAGGTGCTACTGTAATTATGAACAGCGCAAGTGCTACGACAATTACAGTAAATACAAGTTTATTTTCTGCTGGCGATACAGTATTTTTACAAAATATAGGCGCAGGTGTATCTACTATTACTGCTGGCACAGCTACAGTAAACACAGCATCATCTTTAGCTTTGGCACAATATGAAAGCGGTAATTTATATTTTACTGCTGCTGGCGCTTCTATATTTTCTAAAGCAGATGGAGCTGCTGCTGGTGGTGGATTTACATTTCAAACTTGGTCGCCTTCATATACCAATTTAACTATTGGCAACGGCACTGTAACTTCCAGATATGGAACAAGTGGCAAATTTACATTTTTTGAATGGACTTTGACATTTGGCAGCACTACAAGTATTAGTGGCAGCCCAGAAATTACATTACCAACTACGCCAAAAAATACGGGATATTCTATGTGGCAGGGCAATATAGGATATTTAGATGCTGGAACTAACATATATCTTGGGCATATCAATATCATCCCAGCAACATCTAAAATTATATTATATGTTGATAGAGCTAATCAAACTTATTTAGAATACGCTGGACTTGATGCGACTACTCCATTTACTTGGACAACAAATGACCGAATATCCGTATCAGGACAATATGAGGAGGCATAATGACATTTGTATTTAGATTTCCAGATGCAACTAACGAACAAAAATGGGAACAGATTCGTTTATGGCGAAATGCGCAACTTGCTAACAGCGATTGGACACAGGTGTTAGATTCACCAGTTGATAAAAATGCTTGGGCTACTTATCGTCAAGCATTAAGAGATTTACCAGAGCAAGGTAAATTAGCCAATGATGCGGTTTTTCCAGTAAAGCCTTAGCACAATCTTAGGGAATAGTGAAACCTAAATTATGCGCAGCTGGTGTGCAGTTAAGAGATCAAATTGATACGTGGTTTCCAGTTAGGCGTACTGCCAGTGATGGGTGGGTGGGCGATAGTCGCCATGCCACCAGAGAATCAGATCATAATCCAGATGAGCAGGGGTGGGTCAGAGCCATTGATATTGATTCTCGCCTGGGTGAGCCCGAAGGGATCGCAGCTTATTTGGCTGACCAAATCAAACAGTGTGCGAAAACCGATAAACGTTTATCATACGTCATCTTCCAGCACCACATCGCTAGCAAACTCTTAAACTATAAATGGCGCAAATACAAAGGTATTAACCCACACACAAAACACATACACATCAGTTTTACTAAAGCAGGAGATACAGACGGCAGACCGTTTGACATACCACTAATAGGGGGCAAGATATGAAGATAACAAATAAACAAAAAGCAATACTTAAATCATACTTTAGGGGTGTGCTTGTATCATTGTTAACATTCTTAGCAAGTAATGAGCTAGGACTTGATCCTGTTATATCAGTAGTAGTAGCAGCACTCGCAGGACCAGCAGCTAGGGCTTTAGACAAATCCGACAGTGCTTATGGCATCGGTGCAGATGAAGCATGACACCTGGAGAATGGGCTGGCTTTGGCGCTGGCGTTGTAAGCGTGCTGAGCGCAGTGCTGATCGGCTTGCGTTTTTTAGTTAGGTCTTATTTATACGAGCTTAAAATAAATAATGGACACAGTATGAAGGACTCGTTAATAAGGTTAGAGAAGCGTGTTGATGATCTGTTTATTTTGATTAGTAAGGAATAATTCAATTATGGCTAACACACGCAAACGTAAGAAACCTGTAAGACGTAGAATACGTAAGATGGCTGAGCCATTAAGTAAATTAGATCAGCATTATATTGCCCTGCATTCATGCTATAAGGCTGCTATTGCTGCAGGCTTTACAGCTGAACGTGCATTCTGGTTACTCACAGATCAACGCACACTGCCAGATTGGATCACTGGCAAAGACGGCATCATCCCTGTAATTGATCCTTATGACGATGAGGATGACGATTAAGCGTGTTGCGTTTGTCAGTGATTTACAAGTACCTTTTTTTAATGAGGCTGCTGTAAAATCAGTAGGTAAGTTTTTGCTTAAGTGGCGACCACATCAAACCATTTGTATTGGAGATGAAATAGATTTGCCGCAACTTGGCGGTTTTAACGCAGGTACAATAGATGAGATGGTCGGCAACATAAACGATGATCGGCTGCAAACTCAGCAGGTACTAAGTTACTTGGGAGTAACAGACGTACTGGGCAGTAATCATGGCATCAGACTTTACAGGTCTATAAAAAAGCGTTTGCCTAGTTTTTTGAATCTGCCAGAGCTGCAATACGAAAAATTTATGGGCTACGATAAATTAGGCATAAAATTTAGACCCTACGGCTATGACTGGGCGCCTGGCTGGACTGCTGTGCATGGTGATGCTTTCCCGCTTAGCCAAGTGCCAGGACAAACGGCCTTAAATGGGGCTAGGAGGCTAGGTAAAAGCGTAGTGTGTGGGCATACCCATAGACTAGGCCAGTCGGCCTTCACAGAGGCATCTAGAGGCCAATTAGGGCGTACTGTGTGGGGAGTAGAAGTCGGCATGTTGGTCGATCTAGGCTCAACAGGCATGGCGTACACTAGAGGCTATGCAAACTGGCAAACAGGCTTTGCAGTCGCCTACGTACAAGAGCGTAGAGTGCAGATCGTTACAGTGCCTATTAACGCAGATGGTAGTTTTATCTTCGAGGGCAAAATCTACAAATAACAAAAGCGTTATACAAAACATAGCTACAGACCATCCACAAAGTCATACACAGGTGCAACACTGTTGCCATGCCACAAAATATGTAGGCATAGATAGGGCTATATGGTAACGGTAGATGTATTTTACGCAGTGTGTTATGGACTGTTAATTGCAGGTGTGATCGGTTGGTACATCGAACATGTTAAAGAGAATGCGGCACAGCTGCATTATTGGCGTGGTCGCAAGGATGGCTGGGATTTACACCGCAGAATGATTAACAACAAAGCCAAGACCGATGAGGTATTTGACTATGACAAAAACTGAAAAGTTATTTGATGAGGTTATCAAAACTATCCACGCTAGAGGCGAAAGTTACGGACACCCTTACTACAACCACAAACGGATTGCCGAATTGTGGAGTGCTTACATTGGTTATCCATTACAACCAAATCAAGTGGCGATGTGTATGGCGTTGGTCAAGATCAGCCGATCAGCTG